AATGATGCCGATGCACTCAACGAGTTCTATCGCCAGTTCCCTCGCACGGAGAGCCATGCGTTCAGGGATGAGAGCAAGTCATCTATCTTTAACTTGACCAAGATATATCAGCAGATTGACTACAACGACTCAATGATTGAGGGCCAGATGATTACACGTGGCTCATTTCACTGGAAGGATGGGGAGAAGGACAGCAAGGTTATATGGACACCTGACCAGCGTGGCAGGTTCTTAATTAGCTGGGTGCCTCCTACCAACATGCAGAACAATGTGGTGACTAGGAACGGAATGAAGTACCCTGGCAACGAGCACCTTGGCTCATTTGGCTGTGACCCGTACGATATCTCTGCGGTTGTAGGTGGAAGGGGATCTAATGGTGCGTTGCATGGTATGACTAAGTACCACATGGACGATGCTCCTGCGAACCAGTTCTTCTTAGAGTACATTGCTAGACCACAGACTGCTGAGATATTCTTCGAGGATGTGCTGATGGCCTGTGTGTTCTATGGCATGCCGATGCTTGCGGAGAATAACAAGGCACGTATACTGTACCACTTTAAGAACAGGGGCTACAGAGCGTTCTCATTGAACAGACCTGACAGGGTGCTAAACAAGCTGAGCAAGACAGAGCGTGAGCTTGGTGGTATACCTAACTCAAGTGAAGAAGTGAAGCAGGCACACGCCTCTGCTATTGAGTCGTACATTGAGAAGTTCATTGGGTTTGATATGACATCTACCTACCGACCGGCAGATGAGATAGGCACTATGCCATTCATTAGGACGCTTGAGGACTGGGCTAAGTTTGATATTAATGACCGAACAAAGCACGATGCGTCAATCAGTTCTGGATTAGCTATAATGGCAAATCAAAAACATGTATATTTACCAGATAAAAAAGAGTCGAAAATTAGTGTTAATTTCGCAAAGTACGCTAACACTGGAAATCAAAGTCAAATTATTAGATGAAAGATGTCGTAGTTAATATATCTTCAACAGCATTTCCAAGCCAGTTTGTTTCTGATTCGGAGAAAGCTAGCCCTGAGTTTGGTCTTCAGGTTGGTCAAGCCATTCAGTACGAGTGGTTTAGAAAAGATGGAAGTCAATGCAGATATTACAATCAGTGGGCTGAGTTTAATCGCTTGCGTTTGTACGCACGTGGCGAGCAGTCCATTCAGAAATATAAGAATGAGTTGGCGATTGATGGCGACTTGTCTTACCTAAACCTTGACTGGACTCCTGTACCTATCTTACCTAAGTTTGTAGACATTGTCGTTAACGGCATGAATGACAGGCTGTTTAAGGTTAAGGCGTACGCACAAGATGCGATGTCTCAAGCTAAGAGAAGTAAGTATCAGGACATGATTGAGAGTCAGATGCTTGCTAAGGATTTACTTTCTAAGATACAGCAAGAGACTGGCGTTGACCCATTTGTAACAAATCCAGAGGAGCTGCCTCAGACTGACGAGGAGCTATCACTATACATGCAGCTTAAGTATAAGCCTGCGATTGAGATAGCTGAAGAGGAGGCTATCAATACAATTTTTGATGAGAACCACTACCAGGATACACGCAAGCGTATTGACTATGACCTTGCTGTTATTGGTATTGGCATTGCTAAGCATGAGTTCTTGCTAGGATCTGGCGTTGAGGTGTCCTATGTTGACCCGGCTAACGTTGTGTACAGCTACACTGAGGACCCATTCTTTAAGGACTGCTTCTATTGGGGAGAAATAAAGACTCTTCCAATGACAGAGCTACTAAAGATTGACCCGACTCTTACACGTGAGCAGATGGATGAGATATCCAAATACTCTCAGAGCTGGTACGACTATTACAATGTTGCTCGATTCTACGAGAACAGTATGTTCTATCGTGATACCTGTACCCTACTTTACTTCAACTACAAGACCACCAAGAAGATGGTCTACAAGAAGAAGATACTTGAGGGTGGAGGCAGTCGCATTATAGAGAAGGATGACCAGTTCAATCCTCCCGTAGAGATGATGGAGGATGGGAAATTTGAGAAGCTAGAGAAGACAATTGACGTTTGGTATGATGGTGTGATGGTGATGGGCACTAACTTCTTGTTGAAGTGGGAGCTATCCGAGAACATGGTAAGACCAAAGTCTGCATCTCAGCATGCTATACCTAACTATGTGGCGTGTGCACCACGAATGTACAAGGGTGCGATTGAGTCGTTGGTGAGAAGGATGATACCTTTTGCTGACTTGATTCAGTTGACTCACTTGAAGCTACAGCAGGTCATTGCACGTACGGTGCCTGATGGTGTGTTCATCGATGCGGATGGATTGAATGAGGTTGACTTGGGAACAGGTGCGGCTTACAACCCGGAGGATGCGTTGAGACTATACTTCCAGACAGGTAGTGTTATTGGTCGAAGCTACACCCAGGATGGTGAGTTTAACAATGCACGAGTTCCTATCCAGCAGCTTACATCTAACTCAGGTGCGGCTAAGACTCAGATGTTGATTGCTAACTACAATCACTATCTAGACATGATTCGTTCTGTGACTGGGCTCAATGAGGCTAGAGATGGGTCTAACCCTGACCCTAACGCATTGGTTGGTGTACAGAAGCTTGCAGCTCTTAACTCTAACACAGCTACTAGGCATATCCTTGAGAGTGGTCTATTTATTTACCGCACACTTGCTGAGACACTTACGTATCGTGTGGCTGACATTTTGCAGTACGCTGACTTCAAGGATGACTTCGCTAATAAGATTGGCAAGTACAACGTGTCCATCTTGAATGACATTAAGGATCTGTACATCTACGACTTTGGTATCTTCATTGAGATTTCTCCAGACGAAGAGCAGAAGGCGCAGCTAGAGGCGAACGTACAGATGGCATTGTCTAAGGGTGATATCAACCTTGAGGACGCTATTGACATCAGAGAGATTAAGAACCTTAAGCTTGCTAACCAGCTACTAAAGATGAAGAGGGTTAAGAAGCAGGAGAGAGAAGAGAAGATGATGATGCAGAAGCAAGACATGATGGCTCAGCAGCAGTTGCAGTCTCAGGAGCTTGCTGCTCAGGTAGCTATGCAACAGCTTCAGTTGGATACCCAATCTAAGATGCAGCTTAAGCAGGCTGAGGTTGCGTTTGATATTGAGAAGCTAAAGGCTGAGGCGGAGCTGAAGAGAATGCTGATGGCTGAAGAGTTTAACTATCAGATGCAGATTGCTGGTGTTAAGGAGACCGCACTTGCAGATAGAGATATGATGAAGGAGGAGTCTAAGGCCAAGCGAATTAGTCAGCAGAACTCTGAGCAGTCTAAGTTGATTAATCAGAGGAAAAATAACTTGCCTCCATTGAGCTTTGAATCCAATGAGGATACGCTCGAAGGGTTCGACATGGCCGAGTTTGAGCCACGTTAAAAAAAAAATATATATTTGTAACATAAAATCTAATTAAATGGAAATCAAAGTAAGATCACTAGATGGAGTTGAGCCTAAGAGTATACAAGAAGTAGAACAAGAACTTCTAGATAGACATGAAAAGGAACTCAATGGTGAAGTACAAGTTGGCTTGGATACTTCTGTTATTGACAATGCAGCTCAGAATAGTCAGCCAGAAGAGGAGGAGCTATCTGAAGAAAAAGTTCTTTCATATATTGGAAAGAGATATAATAAGCAAATCAATTCGTTCGATGAGTTGATGGAGCAGAGACAGGTAAATGAAGAGTTGCCTGAGGATGTTTCAGCTTATTTAAATTACAAGAAGGACACTGGCCGTGGCTTTGATGACTTCCTAAAGCTTAGGAAAGACTACGATGCTATGGACCCAGACAGTCTTCTTAGAGAGTACCTTGCAGATACGCAGCAGAATCTTGACTCTGAGGATATCGATGTCTTAATGGAGGAGTATACCTACGATGAGGACCTAGATGAGGAATCAAAGATTAAGCGTACAAAGATTGCAAGAAAGAAAGCTATTGCCGAGGCGAAGAATTACTTCAACTCTCAGAAAGAGAAATATAAGTTTCCGCTTGAGTCAAGTGGTATGGGCTTATCTCCAGAAGAGAAGGAAGAGTTCGAGGCTTATCGTCAGTATACAAAACAGTCAAAGACTATAGAGGAGGAAAGCAATCGGAAGCGTAGATGGTTCGACCAAAAGACAGAGGAGGTCTTTAGTAAAGACTTCAAAGGATTTGAGTTCGACATTAACGATAAGAAGATTTTATTTGCTCCGGGCTCTGGCTCTGAATTAAAGAGTGCTCAGTCAAGTCCATTGAACTTTGTTAATAAGTTCTTGGATGAGAGTGGACTAATTAAGGATGCAGCTGGATACCACAAGTCTCTGTCTATCGCAATGAATCCTGAAAAGTTTGCCAAGTTCTTTTATGAGCAAGGGCAGGCGGATGCTACCGATGACGTTTTACGTAAGACCAAAAATATAAACATGTCTGAGCGTAGAGCTCCTGAGGTTGTTAATAAAGGTGGAATGCAGGTGAAGGCGGTTGCGCCAGACTCTGGAAAGAGTCTAAAAATCCGCAGCATTAAAAAAATCTAACAACTAAAAAAACAAAACAATGCCAGTATTAAACACCCCTGGGTTCCAGTTGCAGCCAAGTGCTGAGCAGGTCCCCTTATCAACTAACTACATTACCAACTTTGATTTCTTGAACCAGTATCTTCCTGATACTTACGAGAAAGAATTCGAGCGTTATGGTAATCGTACCGTAGCTTCCTTCCTTAGAATGGTAGGAGCTGAAATGCCGTCCAACTCTGACATGATCAAGTGGGCTGAGCAAGGCCGTTTGCATACTAAGTATGTGAACTGCGACTCTTCTGCTGCTGCTGGAGCAGACTCTGCAACTATCACTGTTGCTGATGCTAACGTAACCGCTATTGCGATCCGTGCTGGACAGACTGTATTTATCTCTGATAATGCTACAGGTCTTTCTAACAAGGGTATCGTTACTGCTGTTAACACTGCTGCTGATACTTTCGATGTTGCTTACTACGAAGGTGCTGGACAGACTTTCTCTGGAACTGCTGTACTTTCTGTATGGATCTACGGTTCTGAATTCAAGAAAGGAACTGTTGGTATGATCGGTTCTTTGGAGGCTGAAGACGAAATTTTCGACAACTCTCCAATCATCATCAAGGACAAGTATGCAGTATCTGGTTCTGACATGGCTCAGATTGGATGGGTAGAAGTAACTACCGAGAATGGTGCAACTGGATACCTTTGGTATTTGAAGTCTGAGCACGAGACTCGTCTACGTTTCGAAGACTACCTTGAGACTGCAATGATTGAAGCCGTTCCTGCTGAGTCTGGTTCTGGTGTAGCTAACGCTTCTTTGAACCCATTGTATGGTAACAAAGGTTCTGAGGGTATCTTCTACGTGGTTAACAACCGTGGTAACGTATGGGGTGGTGGTAACCCA